GGGTTCTCTTTCGCCCAGTCCAGGGGCACGCGATATCGGTTGCCGGAGAACTGGATCTCCTCGTACTTGCGAGCCGTCATGTCGTGTACCCAGTCCTCCAGGTACACCGGGTCTGCGTAAGGCTGGCCGACGTCGTGCAGGAACCCCCCGATCTCGACCTTATCGCCCGTCAGGCTGATCCCGACCTTCATGATCCCGATACAGAACAGGGCGTCGATCACCCAATCCCGCAACGCCTGCTGTAGGTTGATCTCCTGAACCAGATGATCGATGGCCAGTTTCAAGTCCGCCGCGTGAGGCTTGAGCATTTTGTGGGGGGTCGTGATATGGGCAGACGGGTTCTCGGAGACGAGATTCATGGTGTAGATGTTGATCGCCATCTCGACCATGTTGACCGGATTCGCGTAGTTCGTGCCGTGCTCGCCGTAGTTACTGCCGACGTACTGTTCGATCGCTGAATACCGCCAGTCCCGGAACGGCTTGAGCCGGCGCCGAGACTGATCCATCGAGTTGCGGAGCTTCTTGATTCCTGGGTAATTAGGCATCGATCATTCTCGCATCCAGCGGTCGGACCTCGAACCGGTCGACCGCACCCTGCCGGCAGACCGACTCCTCGAACCGGCACCAGCATCGCATACAGGCCAGCCACGTCTGATCCGGACGAACGATCTCCACAATGACTTCCGGTTTGCCACACATGCCGCACTTGATGGGCTGATCGTCATCCATTCCACTTCCCAGAGACGGTTTCCGTCTCACGACTCCGCTTCCGCCGACCGAAGAACGAGTTCTCGGGCCGCTTCATCTCCTTGGCCTTGGGCTTGACCTGAGTCTCGCTCAATAGACGGTTAGCCAGCGCGTCCGCGATCACCAAGTCGCCGTGGTTCGCCCTCGCACCGGTCGGATCGACCCCGGAACCCGCCTTCGACCGCGAGTGAACCACATCGCCCGAGGCGTCCACCACGTACTCCATGCACTCGTTCAGAGCCGTCATGGACCGGTTCAGGCACGTCTCAGCGTGCAGAGCGTCCCTGTACTGGACCAACAGGGCGTGCTTGCCGTCCTTCGTACTGAACCAGCCAGGAATGTCCGTCCTGAGCTTGGTCAACTTCTCCTCGCTCCGTCGCCACCAGATGTTCCGGTAGCCCGTATCGAGCACCTTCTTGCCGAACGCCCGTCCAGATCCCCCGTTCGCTTCCCAGATGAGCTTGGCGCCCGCCTGAGACGCACCCCTGAACCACCGACAGATCGCCGTAGCCAGCCCGGCGAAATCCTCCGGACTGATCTTGGAATTGGCGTACTCCGCGACCTTCTCGCCCGTCCGCTTGTCCAGGACCACCAGAGTCGAACTGGACGCCCCAGTGCCGAACGAGACGTCCACGCCGGCCACGAAGTCCCGATCGGTCGGCATCTCGTCCCAGGCGTCAGGCTGGATCCAGAGCTTCAGGTGCCCGTTCTGCTCCTCACGGAACTTCTCGAAATCGCCCGTCTCACGGTCGTACTCCACCTGACCTACCAAGATCGGCTCTCGGACGTGCCGCTTCGCCTCGTTGACCAGAGAGGCCGCGAAGAACGTGTAGTCCGACCCGTGGTAGTCGATATCCAACTCCTGCGCGATCCCGACCGGATGACGCAGTTCACACTGCTTGTCGTACCAGGGGCTATGGGGCTTGCCGTCCGCGTCATAGTGCAGACCCGCCGACTTCAGGGGGTGCTTGATCCAGTGCAGCGTAATGACGTCCGTCCGACCACTGAACCGAGTCTCAGCGAACGCATTACCCATCCCCTTCGGAGTCGAGTTGAAGAACACGCTGTTCGTCACGTCGTAGATCGCGGACAGAACCTCGAACCCCTCGGGGACAGAAGCGAACTCGTCCGGCATGATCGCCGTCCGACGACCCCCTCGACTCAGGTCGCCCGTAGTGCTCACACCGTCGATCACACTGTTCGTCTGACGGTTCGTGAGATTCAGGTTGGTGCGCTTGAAAACCGGCTTGAGGAACGGTGGGAGCCACTTTAACGCGAAATCGAGCTTCCAGAACAGGCAGTCAGGATTGTCCGACGCATCCACCGCACGCTCGTTCCTGGAGGCCACCAGGAAACTCTGGTACGGCATGAACAGCCAGCGCCAGAAAAAGACCATCAACAACATCCAGGTCGCACCCATGTCACGAGACTTCTCGATCAGCAGGTGATCCTTACCGATCGCCGCCTCGATCTTCAGCATCGTCTCGTCCTGGAAGTCCCAGGTAATGAACGGGATGACCGGCTCCTCGTCCTCGGCCCGAGGCTCGTACAGCCAGACGAAGTAGTTGAAGAAGAACAACATATCCCGGCTGCACATCAGCCAGAGCGCGTCCGCCATGCGCCTGTCTTTGCCCGCCTCAGCGATCAGATGCTTGCGCATGACGAGATTCTTGACCCTATCCTTCGGCACCGTAGCGTAGTATTGACTACGGTCAGGCATCCACTGTCTCCAGACCCGCCGCCTTCACCCGGTCGATCAGGTCAGTCAACTCGCCCGCCGCCTGAGTCAGCCGAGACTGAGCCTCGACCTCAGACTTCGACGGCAACAACTTACCCCAGCAGGACTTCCAGAAATCCGACTGACCCTGAGTCTTCGCCCACTTCAACATCCCCACCGCCGTCGTGCTCGGGACCGACGTCTTCTTGATCTTCGAGATCGGCAAGGCGATCATCGCTGCGACCCACCGAACCTCCTCCTGCTCCGTAGCCGTCTTGCCCTGCCCCGCGACCGCTAGAGCCTCGTAGGCGTCCAGAGAACGCTCGACAGGGGCGGGGGAGGGGGCAGTGGGCGAAACCTGACGCACCGGATCACCTCCAACAAGACGCTCCGAAGCAGACGCTCCCGACACGCCCCCGTCGACGCCAACCAGATCGCACGCGATCTCCAGATCGCCACGCAAGGCGTCGTAATCGTCCTCCAGAACCCCCGGAACCTCACCCTCCCACCCGAACTCCATCATCGCCGTCAGACGGGCCAGGGTGGCCGTAGCACCATAGGCGTCACGGAGATGGAGACGACGGTCCTCGTAAGCGTCAGCCAGACCCGACTTGTTCAGACGAGCCTTGAACACCCCCCAAATCTCACCCTCGAACGGTATCCTGGGATCGCGAGACATAAATCGACCACCCACAAGACCTCAACTGGAAAGAAACTTTCCACTATGGGTGATATGACCCAATGTCGGGTACTTGTCAAATCGGGATGTGCGCCATATGACGCAGGGGTGGGTAATAGTACCCAATCATGTATCAGTGTGAATCAGGACATGAGCGCATAAAAAACCCGCCAGGAACCCCCAGATCCCCGACGGGCCGAACGTGGTCAACCCAACCACATCAATCCATCCCCAATAAAACCCCGGGGCCGGGGGATCTGATCCACGCCCAGACGCCCCAGGGGGATCGAGGGTCAGTCCGCGTATGTCCAACCCAGTTTCGGCTTCCGCTAGTCGATCTCCTGCTGACCCGTCCGAGGATGGGGATCCATCGGCAGGCAGCCATCAGGGGGAGCACCGTGAAGACGGTAGTACGGACCACTCACCCAGGACTCGCAATACGCACACTTCACAGCGTCAACAGGCTCGTGGGCACCCGTCAGGCAGTTCATCTGCTTCATGACCTCCCAGCGATGTTCACTCGTCAGCGACTCCGCACCGTGGTCAGGTAGGTGGAAATCCTTCAGACCCGCATTGGTGGAGGCAGCCAGCGGGGTACTCGCACCCGCAGCCAGGGCACCGCCACCGATTCCCAGTATCCGCAGAAACGCTCTTCGTAGCATCGTCAGGATCTCCTAACTCGTCCACCCACACGATCGGCTTGCCCTTGAACGTCTGCAACGGATTCGGCAGGTCCACAGGGGCACGGGTGTTCCAGCCCGATTCCGCCTCCTCAACCGACCGACAGATCAACTTCGGGTTGACCACACAAGTATCCGTCAAGCACCGAATCGCAACGATCTTCGTCGCAATCACCGTTCCCACGTTCGGAGGCTCACCACAGAACGGACAGGGTAGAAAGTCAGCCATCAGAAGGCCCCTTCTCCTGACCCGGACCAATCGCGTACATGATGTTCGCCTTCAACTGGGCTTCAAACGCCAACCGGGAACGGGTGTTCCACGCAAGAATCGCAGAGTTCTCGTAACCCGCACCCGTAGGACCGTCCGCCGAACAACCCTCGCAATAGACCCACATCATCTTAACGTCAAGATCGGTCCCACCACAGAACGGACACGGCAACAGGTCAGACATCATGATGCTCCCACGCAATCTCGACCAACCGTTTCGTGTAACGACGCCACTCCGACTCGCCACCCTCCACAAAGGACCGACAAGTGCTCAACAAAATCCCGCTCTCACGGTACGACCCAACCTTACCAATCTCCAGACTCTGATTGCCCATCGCACAGACCAAGCTCCGCTCCGTAATCTTGTCAATCACGGACTCATCCAGACCCTCAACCGTCAGGGGGGCGGGCATTACGGATCTCCTGACACCGACAATCTGACACCCAGCCACCCCCATGATACCGGGGACAGCCAATCAGGTGATATCCATCAGGGCTACCATCACGAGGCTTCTCCATCCTGTCGGGCCAGCCACACCGAATGCAACGCTTCTCGACTTCCTTTATCTTCCCGAGACACTTGGGGCACTGCGATACCCCTAGACCCCCGAGGCGAGGCTCCTCAATCCGACCGTAGTCCAACGTGCCATCAGTCACCAGGGAAGTGATGAGGGGAGAAACCAGGTCGAACAACGCAGTGCGAGACTCGCCCGGCATCAAACGGTATCGAATCATCATCTGACGACGAGACGGGATACGCCCAGAGTCCACGTCGAGGGCGATCCAGAAGTTCTCGTCCTTAGCCATCCACTCGCCACACCAATAGTCCTTCTGACACTGAGGCGAACAGTTGGCGAGCTTGGGATCCCGGGCAGGAGGAAAACGACGACAGAAACCCAAGGGACCGTTGTTCATCTCCGACCACCACCGACAGTTCTCGCAAACCTTCTTCGACTCAGACACGGGTCACCTCAATCCGGATGTACTCAACGAACGCACTATTCCCCGTACCACGCAAAAACTCCCGTACCTCAACCAACGCCGCAACCTGATCCACGAGAACCTTGTCCACCTCAACCTCATCCAAACCCTCATACTTGTAAACGATCAGAACACGACGAAAAGACATGACCCTCATCCTTCCTCAGCAGACTCCCACTCCCGACACCAGTCACCATCGCTAACCCTTGGGAAAAAACACCTGTCCTGAACCTCGACATTCACGTAATGAGAATACGGAACCGTCGGAGGAAAACGACGGCAAGAACCCGTGTAACTGGAATCCCTGCGGTGCTCCTCAGCAATCGGATAAAAACTCACGCAGTCAAAACAAAACCCCTCGACCATACATGATCCATCCTTCCTCAGCAACCAAAATAATCACCCGCCCCGGCCAGCCCTTCCAACTGGAGCGCCAGGGAGTCGAACCCCGGAACGACACCTCCGTCAGTCCTAAAGGACCCGGTGTCCTCACTCCGTCACCGCTGTGATACCCAGCATTCCTTGGGCGACCCTCGGGTGAACGCAAGTCCCAAAGGTAACTAACCAGCGGATCAACGTCGCCCATTTCTAATGGCCTAGCGACTCAAGGCCATCACTGACAGGTGGGACTCGAACCCACAACTCGCCAACCGCAAAGGTTCAGGTGCTCTGCCTCTTGAGCTACTGTCAGACAGGCCCCCTTCCGATGCCCGGCTCGCGGCTATCACAGTGGCCGACAGGGGGGACCAGGGGCGTGCTTATGAAACCAACAATACTACACAAAACAACCCATGACAAATGCCAAATATCTTGCCAGTCAGTATTCATGAGCGTTCATGAACAAACTGTGAACGAAACGCATAAACCCTGTTCAAGACAGACTTTAACCGAGAAACGGTGACCAGCGGGGGGGGATATGTGTACTGGGGGAGGGGCCCCGCGCCACCGCGGTTCAACTTCTCGGGGTCGGCCAGTTTCCTTTGGGGGGGGGGGGCTCGATCCCTGCTGCCGCCTCGAAGCCCTTTACGATAGCGCCAGAGCCGGCGGCAAGCGGACGGTCCCCGCCACCCCACCCCCTCTACCCTGGCGAGCATGGTCATGCCCCTATCATATGGGGCTGAGCCTATATATATGCCGCGCGGTCCGTCGTTGCCGGCCGAGGTGATCGGGTTTTATCCTTCCCTTCCCTTCCCTCGATCCGATGCCCAGCCCGAAGCCCCTCGAAGCCCGGTCCCACCGATCTGCGCTTGACCTGCTCGCACCTGCCCGCGCCTGTCGTCGTCGTCGTCCGATCTTCTGCTCTCGCCATCCACTTACCTGCGCCATCCTATCTCCGATCCCTGTCCAGAACACCCCCCCTCCCCTACCCCTCCCCCCCTCGATTGGTGCTAGGCTGATTACTTGCGAGAATAAATGGAATCCCGTTTGCTTCGCTGCCGATATGGGAGTATATATCTATGGGTGGTGGCGAGGTGCTATCCGCCCGGTGAACACAGTCTCTTAACCGAGGTATGAACCGATGGATCCGAACCAATGTTTCAGGGAGATCATCCAGGCGATCCGGGACACCCGCGCCGGTGGCGATTGTGGCGTTAGGATCACGAGCGACGACCGGACTGAGCTTGCCGAATTGCTTCGGGGGCTCGCTGGCTGGATCGAGCGGGGCGGCTTCTACCCGTTGCCCCCCGATCTTCTCTGACGGCCGGGATTACGGCCCGCCTGCGGGTGGGTCGACCTGCTGGCCGTTGGCTGGCGTCTCTGTCTCAAACCGAGGTATGAACCGATGGACCGCCCCTTTGAACTACCCCACGTCATCGCCCACGTTGGCGATGGTCAATGCAGCGCGAAGGCAGCCGCAGACGATTTTTGTCGCGATCATTGGTCTTGCTCTCGGCTAGTCGATGACCTGGAGTATATTGCCCCGCTGGTTGCGGAGTTTACCCCTTCCGGCGGACGTGGCAACGTGTACGCAGTCGCTTGGGACTCGGCCGTCAGTCGTTTCGCAATCGGCTACAGGACTCACCTGCGCACGACACAGGTGGTCTAACGACCAGGATTAGGGCGCCTCTCGGGGCGTCCCCCTGCTGGCCGTTGGCTGGTGTCGAGGATGAACACGAACCTGGGAGCATTATCATGCAGGCTGAAATAAAGGGCGACAAACTGGTGATCACGATTGCCGCGGTGACTGAAAACCCGCCGCTTAGCAAACGGGGAAAATCGTACCTGATCGCCTGTTCGGGCGGATTCACAAAAATGGCGCTTCAGGTAGACGGGAAGAACGTCATGCTCAACGTGGTGGCCTACATTCCTCGTTGAACCGCTCACGATCGCCGGCACGGGGTCTGTGGGGCATCCTGCGGACCTCGACCCGGCCACCGTGGGCGATGGTGCTCCGGTCGTCGAGGATGAACGGCAATGGCAATAAACGAGCTACGCATTGGGGATCAGGTGTTATGTAACGGGTGCTTTGGCATGGAACCGGCTCGGCTGGTCCGCGTTACCGGCATTGTGGACGGTGGCAAGCACGGGCGGCCGGTCGACGTCATTGAATGGTCTGCGGTCCATGACGTCGATTGCGCGGTCAAGTGTGGGCGTCGGGTCGTGGTCGATCTCGATAACGGTCACTGGGCGTATGGCAATCAGATCGAGCCGGCGCACGAGCAGCAGGCCCGGCGCCGATCCGAGCCCCAGACTATCGGCGAGATCATCGGCGCCGGTGGGTCGTGCGGCTGCGAGGAAAAGGCAAAACCATGAGAACGAAACAAGCAAACCCGCTCGACCCGGACTTTCTCCCCGAGGTCCGCGGCGTGCCGAGCACCTTCATAGCGTCCGTAATCGGTGCGGCTGTCGGGTTCTGGAACGTCACCCGCGAGGGCGTGATCTCTCACATCCAGGCCCGCACCTGGATCGTGCGAGACGGTGCTCGTGGCCTCGGTTCGCCGGCCATGACGATGCGGTGTCTGGGGATCAATGCGGG